AGCAATAGTCACTGTCTTGACATCGGATCCACTAGCCGGAACTTGCGTCTTTGGATAGTAGGTCGCTGTTGAAAGCACTACGCCGCAAGCAGGCAGGTAGGTCGACGCCCAAACTGGAATGTTAGTTCCATCATAGGCAAGATCGACCGAGAACGTAGCTCGACCACGCCTGGCCCCTGGGATTGATGCAAGTCGACCGAATCCGCCTTGTCCTTGACGCTCTTGCATCTCGAACTCTGGATTGATAATAAGATCGTAAGCATTGATCGTGCAATCAGCCGCCGCGATTGTTTCCGCAGTACCAACCGTCGATTCGATCTTTCCGCCTAGAACTGATTTCTTACGAAGTAGCATATTTGTCCCTTCCTAGTATTTGGTTGGCATCTTGTTTGGCTTCTTTGAGCTTGCGATTGAGAATTGCTTGCGCTTGTGCTGCGCCTCGATCAAAAGCATCTTTCACGCCCTCGATCTTGCTGACTTGTAAATCGCGTAACTTTTGGATTGGAAATCGTTTTTTTCCGACTCGCTTGTAAATGTTTCGTCCTAGCTTTGGGATCTTAGGCCCAAAGGCACCTTCAAAAATCAATGCTGGAACACCGCGAACAACCTCGATCTCAACGCCTTCGACGGTTTGCCTAGCTTTGAACGCTCGCAATGGCATAGTGAACGTGTCGTCGATCTTGAGCAATGTTTCTTTTTCGAGCAAATTGTCGATCAAGGTTTCGTCAACGCAAAACGTGCGTAGTTCGTCAACCTTTTCGACCGCCATCGCAGTTGCTATTTCGCGTTGCGTCCTAGTCCTGATTTCGGTCGTCGCTTCGGTGTATCGTTTCTGAAATGCTTTTTCGAGTCCGTCGGCGTAGTTCAAAACTCGCTCGGATGCTCGCAGTGCATTTTCTTCGTGTGCCACAATGTCGAATATCATCTTCGCTCCGTTGGGTCGTCCTCTGATACTCGATAGGTGACAAGTAATTGAATGTTGGCACCGTCAACACCTCCATCGGAAGTGAAAACGATCTGAGGCCCAAAGTTGGCGTAAAGTGCATTCCCGTCGAAGGTGTGCCAACTGCTAGCCGGTTGACAGATACACTTGCGAACATCCGAAGCAAATTGATTCATTAACGTATCGATCGCGTCTTGGGTTCGCTCCGATGGCATCAAGATCAGTCGGATATTGAATTGCTGAGTCAGAGCAACCGCCGGAGGATTGCCCGGACAAGACAACTCAGGTACAGGATTGCTCACGCCCTGAGTTATAATGATCTGCCGATCCTTCGGAGTGTAATTAGCGAATCGAGTAGGTCGCTTGACCTCTTGGACATCGGTAGGGTACGTAGCCGAATCGTTGACCATAGCCGATAACCTGGTTTCCAATTCTGCTGCAATTTCCTCGATGATCGCTAACGGCACTCTAGCACCAACATCCCTTCATCATGCTCGACCAAGCGGACAATTGACCGCCTGTCGATCGGATCACCGACTCGCGGAGATAGACCGATCTGATCTCCGCCTAAGTCTAATTCATCACTTGCAATGCCTTCTGTCTCATCGTTGGCAACGTGAATGGTGAATCGTGGAGTCACCAAATCCGATGCCTCTGGAAGTTGCAAAGAATCTTCCCGCAAAACCACCGCATCGATCTTGCGAGACCGACCGTTCCGCTTGTAGTAAACGATCGGCTCTGCAAAATCATCGGGATTAGCGAATACTTTCTTGGCATCCTCTTGGATGAGGTCGTGAAGGCTCATCGCTTATCGCTTGCACTCGACCGAGACATAATCAACCGTCACGCTGTTCACGTTGGTCGATGCAGTCTTGCTGATCTGAACAAACGGTTGAAGCGATCCGGTTGCAGCCGCCATCGAGAAGGTCGTGGTCGAAGCAACTCGGGCACCGTCGATGTAGAACTTGACATCGCTCTTTCCGCCAGTGAAGTCGATCACGAATTCCTTGTAAGCTGCAACAAGCGAAACGCCTGAGGCCTTGTCGTCGAGGTCAGTCGTTCCGTCGTCGCTTTCGCAAACAACAGCATTCGAGCCCGCAAGCTTGAATTGTGCGTTGTTGGTCGTCGCATCGGTATCATCATTTCGAGCCGACTGCAAGCCGAAAGCCAAGGTCGTTGCCGAACTCAAGGTTGCAACCGTCTTGACGATGAAAACAGCTCGCTGAATGTTGTCGATGTCGAAGCAAAGCTTGTCGCCGAAGTCCAAGCAAACATTCTGAATTTCGTTCGTACTGTCGAAAGTCAAAGCGATTTCCCCGGTAGCCGAAGGGCTCACCGAAGCGTAGGTTGGAGTGCCAGCCGACGAAGTGTCAGTGATCTTCCAATTGCCTTCGCCAACAGTTGCCGTGTAGGTCTTGCCACCGAAGAAATCATCCTCGAACTTGGCATGGTTCATAAATCCTGGCATTGTTTCAATTCCTTTTTTGTTGTGTTGTCGCTGTCAAAGAAAGCCCTGGCCATTGCCGACCAGGGCTGTGAGTCAATCAACCGAATTAGGTACGGTTGCCGAAGATCCCTCGATGGTCGATCACTGCTGCGGCCATCGATTGACGCACGTAGTAGTGGTAAGTGTCGTTGTCCTTGTTCCATTCGGACTCAAGCACAGGGGCTTCTTCGCCGTTAAGGAACGTGATTTCGACGGTATCGACTTGAGCGTTGTCGGCGATCGCATACCAGTTGGTCGCGCTGTTCGCATCGAGCAAAGCGGTAGCAACCACTTGCAGAGGCCGAACACCGTTCACACCGTAGATGTTGACAACGCCGCTATTGCCGTTGCTTTGAGCATAGGACGAGCTGTTGACCAGTTCCAATGCGGTCGCTGCGTATGCTTGTGGTACAAGCAACGTGCGAGGCGAAAGGTTGAGGTAAACATCGCTGCTGAGACCTTTTTGCAGGCTCATCAGCTTGAATGCTTCGTTCAAGGTCGTCACACTCGGAGCTGCAACCGAAGAAGCCGTGATGTTGGTTCCGCTTGCGTGTGAAGCAGAGAACAGAGCCACGCCATCAGCCATCGTTGGGTTGGCAAGCAAAGCATCGTAAACGACCTTCTCTTGCGTCCTTCGTGCTGCGTTGCCGTGCATCGCTGGAACGCGAGACAATGCGTCAAGGTCGTCGTTAACAATGGCCTGCCAAGTAACCGAAAATTTCTTTTTGTAACTTTCGATCTTGTAGCTAACCTTAGAATCACTCAAAACACCCTCTGGGTATGGAGCCCCTTCGGGAACCATTTCGAGATTCGGAGATTCGCTGAGCTGGCTTCTGACGATCGATTTGAAATCATCAACCGACTGAGCCTGACGAGCCCACAGCGACCAGGTATAAGGGGCTTCCTCGTAGGCCGCTCGAAGGGTCTTGTTGGCTGCATCGAGCAGAATGTTTGCGAAGCTTCCGGTCGTGTGGTAGGCTTCCATCGATCGGCGAATGTTGAGCCGATTAAAAGCTTTTTCCTGACCCATTGCCATCCGAGCAACGTCGGCTCGACTGTACTTCTCGGGATTGATGCCCATGCGTCGAACGCACAATTCAGCGAGGCGATAGATTCCGAGATTCTTGAAATCTTCCGACCCTGCTACTTGTGGGGCTTGTCGCTTGACAGTCCCTTGAAAGCATCGCTGGATGAGACCAGCCTTGGCTGCTGCTTCAAACTTGTCATGCTCCGACTCGGTAACGCGAACATCGCTTCCGACAGTCTGTCCGATTGGGGAATTGCTCATCTTTCGGATGATCCTTTCTTGAGCGTCTTGCACAGAACATCCTGACTCGACCAGTTCATCCACAAAGGCACGCTCGACCTTTGCTAGAGTCCCCGCCGAGATAATTGCCTTGCGTCGTTCGTCAACTGCTTTGAGTTGTCGAGCAACTTCTTCTTGTACCTTCTCGTCCATTCGCATCGCCTCATCTTCGGGCTTGCTTTCTTCGGCTCGTTGAGCCTCTTCGGATGGCTTATCGCCCTCCATCAATTCAACCTCAAGCGATGGCTTTTCCATGTGGTCTGCCATCCACTTGATGATTTCCGCCGCATCGGTCATCCCTTCTGGGAGACCAAGGGCTGTGAGTTGAGCCATTAGCTCTTCGTTCATGCCTACCTGCCTTTCTTCTTGGTCATAAGACCTTCGCACCGTGGAATTTGGATCTGCGCCCGTTGCACAGATCGAAGCATTGTGAGGTTCCCAAGCGGTTACTATTTCCGCTGGGCCCTCGATCACCTTGCCTTGTCGGGTGGTGTATTGTTGACCCTCTGAGACGTAGACCCTCGCTAGGATCTGAGCATCGATCGAGAAGTCGTTTAGATGGCCCTCGTTGTATCTTGTGGCCACAATTTGAGATTCTTCATCAGATGCAAAAGACGCATCGCCGACGAGTGCACCGTCTTGAATCGAGATGTTGCGGATCGATCCGAACACATTTCGAACCGTCTTATCGTTGTGCGAATCGACAATTGGCAATTGATTCTTTCCGTTGCGGAATTGAACGCCATCCATCAGCAAGACCTGACGGATCATTTGCCGACGCTCTGAATCGTAAATCTCGATCGGAGTCTCGGTTGCGATTACCGCCTTGCCGTCTTTTGGTGCCTGGAATGATCGCTGGATCTTTGGCACCGAATCGATCCTTTCAACCTTGTCTTGTGCTTCCATTTGTCGCTTTACCTTTGCTGACCAAGAACGACCCGCATCGCCGCCCCAAAGAGCCCAAGCAATGCGACCAGCTGACGGAAAGCCCTTTTGACCTGGCTTCCATCCTTCGCCCTGTTTGTCAACTTCGTGACGAGCGAAATAGGAAACCATGCGTCCGATCGTATCGGGACTGATCTCTTTGCCGTTTGACAAATCGCGAGCTCTAGCAACGCCAACAGGAGTACCGCCGCGATTGTGCTCCCGTCTCCACTCAAGGCCCTGCTTGGCTTCGCTCTGCACGCCCTCAGGAGGCGTAAAGTCGATGCCGTCATACTTTGCACGCTGAACCGCTTCCGATGCGTACAAAGCCGCAATCTGATTGTTTGCGTCGGCCTCGCTTGCGTGACATCCCATAAGCTGACGCTCATCGGACTTGAACACGCCCCAAGGCTTAGCAATCGGGCAAGCTGCTGTCGTCTTTACGTCATAGGGCATTGGCCACCTCGCTAACAACTGCTTGAGCCTCTGGAGGTGTTGCCGATGCCGATTGAGCCGCCGAGATTGCTAGCTGTTGCTCTTGCGGAGTCAGCAAACCTAGCTTCTTTTTCAAAGCATTCTCTTTGGCGCGTTGGTACATAACCGATTTCCAAGATCGACCCCTTGCACCTAATTCGGTTTGGTAGTCGCTCATGAATGATTCGATTGCATCCTTGGCCGCTGCTTGCTCCGATTGAGGATCGACCCATTCCCATTCAGGAGTCATCCACTCAACCGGGGCAAAAGTGCGACGGTCACTCAGTAGCTCGCTGGAGGTGGGAAACGAGGGTAGGGAACTGAGTGCCGCCGCATCCAAGAAAGCATCCCAAACAGGCTGGAGCAAATGACGGATCAAGTATTTTTGCCAACATCGGAACCGCCTTCGATCTTCCAATTGGCTCGTTCGTGATGAACTGTAGGATGTTTGGCTGTAGTCCC